AAGAGTCCGGGAGTGATTCTTTTCACGTCAGTGTAATTGGAGGATTTATGAAGTCTAGAGCTGCCATGCTGCTGAAGAAGTTTAACGAAGAACTCGACCCCACCGTTGACCAGGGTTCGACGGATCAGGCTGTGGTTGACGCACCCGGCGACACCTCTGCGACCGACGACCAGCCTCATGATGACAATCCGGATTCGGATAATCTGCAGGACTTGTCTCAGCCTGATCAAATGGCTGATGCGTTGGATTCCGCAGGCGACATGTGTGATCGCTACATGGATGAAGCAGACACCGACTGCTACACCCCGCAAACAGATGACGAGAAAAATGGCGTCATGGAAGCTCGCGGCATGATGCGCAGAGCAGGCCAAATCATGCGAGGTTTGAAGAGGTAATATGTCAGCACTTCTGCACGAGGTAGAGCGAATTTTGCAAGGCAATCACGTGAGCTGGCTAGCTAACGTGGAGGCTCGCTTTGCGTCGTCCGTGGAGGTGTTTCATCCCGTGGGTTCAGTCTTTCAGACAGTCTATGGCCGTGAGTCAGGCGAGGAGAATTTTCGCGTTCATGCCACAGTTTCTGCGGTGGTGATAGGCGATGATTTCTTTTCAAGCGACTCAACCATGGTGGGTGCGTTTAAGGAGGGTATCCTCTACACCACCTCGGGCGAGATTGATGTTGGCGATCTGGTACGAATGGCGCGAGAGGATTGCCGCAAGCGTCGGTACAAGGTCATCGATAAACAGGAGATTGGTTCAACCAAAGGTGTGTTCAAGAAGTTTCGAATATCCGCAGTGGGGGATTAACTATGACATTTCCCAACAGCGAAGCAAGTGTTGTTTCAACTGTGGCTCTCGCTCTTGAACAATTCCTGATTGTGCTCCGGGAAGAGATTCCTGGCATTCAATATGTCTACGATGAGAAACTCTCATTTGAGACTGCTTTGTCTGCTTTACGTGCAAATAACAACCAAGCAAATGAAGTCAGCAACGCTTACCCATTGTTTGCATTCAAACGCTCTGTGTTGCGCTATTCCAAAGATGGGATGAACAAGCGTTCTATCACCAATCGCGTGAAGGGAATCGAGAGTGGTGGGTCTGTTCCTATCTATCGTTCCCTTCACGGCGAGTTTGATTTGCAGTTCATGTATGTCGCAAAGACCATGGATAACCTGGAGAGGTTTGAAGTGGCGTATCTTTGCGAGGAGAGCTTTTCTGAAGACCGAGAGCTGGAGGTCGACCTCACACCCGAAATCGGGGCCACACTGAAGTATTATCTCAGTCCTTCACCGCTTGAAGACAAGACGGTTGAGAGCGAAGGCATGTACTACAAGGCTGCGATGGGGACGCTGGTCATCCGAGGATTCTTCTTGGTGTTCAGGGAGAACGTGAAACAGATCAGTTCCATATCACTCAAAATCAAAGAATTTAATCACAATCTTATCAATCAAAGGCTGATATTATGAAGAAAAAATCAATGATTATTGGCATCAAAGGTGAAAGCGAGTCTTTCCAGGAAGTGGGAAGCGCCAGAGCCGCTCAGCCGGAATCCAGTATCGCGCACGAAAAAGACATCCGCCCTGGACGAATCATCTCGCGCCTGGATCACCCGGTCACCATCGGTTACAACGGTGAGTCAGTCGTCATTCCTCCGAAGGGCAACGTCGAAATAGCTGACATCAAGAAAGTTGGTGCATTGCCTCGCGGCGTTGTATCATTGAGTAAAGATTAATTCACTTCATTGGAGGATTTGAACATGGCCGCACCTTCTGTAACCATAAAAGAAATCGATCTCTCCACTCGGGTTCCATCTTTCCCTGGCGTGTACGCAGGTATCGTCATCCAGGCAGCGAAGGGGCCGATTGGCAAAGCAAAGCTGGTAACGAATGATTCCCAGCTGCTCAAGTATTTCACTCCGAACGAAACGATTGAAGTTGGCATGGACAGCGCCTTCTTCTCCGCACTTGCCTTCCTCCAGAAGGGCAACAAGCTGTGGGTTTCTCGGGCCGCCAAGCAGAGCAAATATGCTGGCCTGTCTGTGCGCACTACGGGCTCCACAGGAAGCCCTATCGCCATCTCGGCAGGGTTGTCCGACCCCACCGCATATGCGTTTGACGCGAACCCTGACAGCCCTGCGATTGCAGAAGTCACTCGCATCACCGCAGTGGCGGATGTTGCTGGTTCGCTGGCAAGCAAGCATTTCAGCTTGGACGCTGTGGGCACCTCATACTATGTTTGGTTCACCGTTGGTGGCACTGGAGTTGATCCTGCCATCGTCGGCAAGACTGGCATCGAGGTGACTTTCGCTGAGGACGCCACCGCAAACCAAGTCGCATCTGCCATCCAGCTTGTTTTGGAAGCACACGCTGCTTTCGGAGCAACGGTCACGGGCGCGGATGTAACCATTACAAACACGGTCGCTGGACTTGTTCCGGATGCCATTCCTGCGGACTCTGGGTTCACAGTTTCTGTGTTGACTCAAGGCGTCAATGCTGTGAGTTCCAACGATGAAGCTTTCCTGTTGTTCAATGCGAACCAGGGTGCATGGGGCAATGACATCGGCGTGAAGCTCACGACCTACACGACCAACCCGGACAAGGTCAAAGAGGCTGGCGCTTTCATGATTGAGGTGTTCAAGCGGGGGAACGAAGTCACTCCTGTTGAGACATTCATCTGTTCGCGAGTTCCTGGAACCAAAGACGGATACGGGAAGAACATTTATATCGAGAATGCTCTGGAATCATCGAGCTATCTCAACGCAATTGACAACGTCGCTGTTCTATCCTCGGTTCAACCAAAGGACATTGCCACGGTCACTTACCTTGCGGGCGGCTCAAACGGGCTTGCTGTGCAGGATGGCGACATGATCAGTGCAGCCGGACTGTTTGCCAACAAGGACGAGCTTCCCCTGACCATCCTGATGGACGGTGGGTTTGCGACTCCGGCATACGGTGTTGCTCTTGACGAGATTGCTGTTGGACGTGGGGATTGTGTGGCCATCTTGTCCACGCCATTCACGGCTGAAGCAAGTGCCTCGTACCTCGATGACATCATCGACTACCGCAAGACAACGCTCAACCTGAACTCGTCGTACTCTGCCATCGCCACGCCTCACGTGATGATTTATGACAAGTACAATGACCGGAACATCTACGTTTCTCCTGATGGATACGTGGCTGCTGCCATCTCCTTCACGGCATCGAACTATGAGCTTTGGTATCCTGCTGCCGGATTCAAGCGCGGTCTCATCACTGTGCTCGACCTGCGCCGCCGATTCACCAAGGGCGAGATGGATGCTCTGTACGATGCTGGCTTGAACCCTATCCGGTTCACTCCTGGAAAGGGCATCGCAATCTGGGGCCAGAAGACCCTCCTGAGCCGTCCTTCGGCGCTGGACAGGTTGAATGTGCGCCTGTTGCTTTGTGTGATCGAGCCTGCGATTGCGGATGCACTCGAAGGATTCCTGTTTGAGCTGAACGACACGGCAACCCGTGCACTGGCGACTGCTACCATCGATTCTTATCTCTCGGGCATCAAGAGCCGGAAGGGCGTCACCGATTTCAAAGTGATCTGTGATGACACAAACAACTCTGCGGATGACATCGATAACTATCGCATGAATGTTGACGTCTACGTGAAGCCGACCCGTTCAGTTGAGTACATCCCGTTGAGAGTTGTCATTGTGGCATCGAGCCTCAGCTTTCAGCAGGCAGCAACCGCAATCTAATTAAGAGAGGAGTTTTGAAATGGCTAGACCAACGATTGAGAACATTCGAACCCTCGGCGACTTTGCTCCTCTTTTCCGGTGGAACCTACAGTTTGTAGCGCCCACTGGAGTGAGTGGGTTGCCGGATTCTGAGAAGTTGAATCTTCGCTGCGAGTCGGCGACGGTTCCCAAGGCAACGAACAACCAGTTTCAGGTGCAGCTGCGCGGCCACAAAGTCAACCAGCCTGGAATCATGGAGTACGCTGGGACGATCACTTTGACGTTCGTGGAAACGGTTGACAAGACCATCCTGAACTTCATCAAGAACTGGCGTGAAGCTCTGTGGGCCACTGAGACGGGCGCATCCAAGGCATCCAAGGCTCAGTTGCAGGGGCAGATTATTTTGACCCAGCTGGACAATCAGGATGCCGAGATCTGGCAGTACACGCTGATTGGTGCCATCATCTCAGACTACGAACTTGGAACGCTCGATGGATCGACCGGGGATGCAATGAAGCCTAATATCACGGTGACCTTCGACTACTTCAAGGACGAGCCTAAAGGATAATGACTGATGGCATTTGTGCAGGGAATAAACGACATTCGGAATGTCACCTGGAGTTCGAAGTACCTGTGGGACATTCGGTTCCCAAGCACAGGCACTTCGGCTGGCGCTCCATATCCGTTTGACAAGTGGTTCCCTGCGCTTGACATTGAGGAAGACGCTGCGGTCATCGAGAACTACACGTTCAGCATCGGTCACACGCAGATGTCCATTCCGCACAAGACTTCGCAGAAACAAATTAAGATCACATTCGTGGATGACTCAAAAAACGTTCTGTTTAACTGGTTTTCGTCGTGGATAAATTCCACAGTGAACCGTTCGAATGGGACTGTCGCAACAGTGAAAGAGGCTGCAAGACAGCTTCAAATCATCAAACTTGATCGCGACAGGACGACACTAGACAGCAAAGTTTATTGGGTAATCCTCCTTATGAAGAGTTATCTGAAGAAGTCAGAAGTAGTGTAGTGAATGAGATCGCTTATTTTCAAGCAACAGCT